TAAATGTGGGAGCGGAATAAAAACCGCTCCTAAAATAAAAAAGTTCAATAAGAAGGAGAAAACATTATGGTAAGTTTAGTAAAAGGACAGAAAGTTGATCTTACAAAAGGAAACGCAGGATTAAAGAAAATCCTTGTCGGTTTAGGTTGGGACACCAATAAGTATGATGGTGATGGCTTCGATTTAGATGCATCTGCATTTCTGCTTGACAAAAATGGAAAGGTAACAACTGATAAAGATTTCGTGTTCTTCAATAACCCGGTACATCCGAGTGGAGCAGTAAAACATATGGGAGATAACCTTACTGGATCTGGTGATGGCGATGATGAGCAGATTATCGTTGACCTGGCAAAAATCCCAGAGAATATCGAGAAGATTGCATTTACAGTGACTATCTACGAGGCAGACAGCAGAATGCAGAATTTCGGCATGGTATCTAATGCATATATCCGTATGTGTAACGAAGAAACAGACGAAGAGATGATTAGATACGATCTTGGAGAAGATTACTCTACAGAGACATCTATGGTTCTTGGTGAATTATATCGTCACAACGGCGAGTGGAAATTTAATGCAATTGGTGCTGGTTATGCCGGCGGTTTAGCTGCACTTTGTAATGGATATGGATTATAAAGGGAGGAAATGAAAATGGCAGTTAGTTTAACAAAAGGTGAAAAGGTAAATCTTTCAAAGGTAGTAGAGAAACTGGCAAATGTAACCGTTGGTCTTGGTTGGGATGCAGCAGAATACGGAGATAGTATTGATTGTGATTCTTCGGTATTTGTACTGAAAAATGCAGCGGAAAAGGCTGGACTGTTTGGTTTGTTTAAAAAGGAAGGAAAGGCAAGATTAGTAAATGATGAGGATATTATTTACTATGGTCATAAAAAACATTCCAATGGTTGTATTAAACATCATGGGGACAATCTGGTTGGTGGCAGCGTAGGAGATGACGAACAGATTTCTATTGATCTGAAGAATATGCCGGAAGATGTTACCAGACTGGCGGTTGTAATCAACATTTATAATTGCAGACACAAAGAACAACATTTTGGCATGATTAAAAACTGTTTTGCACGTATTGTAGACGATGCAACCAGAGAAGAAATTTGCCGATATAATTTATCAAATGACTATGACGGTTGTACAGCACTGATTGTGGCTGAGTTCTATAGAGAAGATGGAGAATGGCATTTTGAAGCTGTTGGAAAAGGCACACATGATGGCAGTATTTCAGAACTTGCAAGAAGATACAAATAGAGTGGAGGAAAAGTAGATGTCAGTAAGTTTGAATAAAGGCGATAGAGTTGAACTTTCAAAGGACAGCAGAGTGAATGCAGTTTCCGTGTGTTTAGGTTGGGACACAGCTAAATACGATGATGATGGAGATTTTGATTTGGATGCGTCTGCATTTGTTATCGGTAGAAATGGTATGACAAGAAGAGATGAGGATTTCATTTTTTACAATAATCTGCAGCATCCTAGTGGTGGCATTACTCACAGTGGAGATAACCTTACAGGCGGTGGAGATGGGGACGATGAAGTAATCAAAGTCGTTCTTAATAAACTTCCAAAATATGCCGAAAAGGTTGTATTCTGTGTAACAATTCACGAAGCAGAAAGAAGAATGCAGAACTTCGGAATGGTAGAGAACTCTTTTATCAGAGTGGTTGATGACAATACAGGTCGTGAGATTACACGTTACGACTTAAAAGAGAAATTTGGAGATTCTACTGCGATTATTGCAGGAGAAATCTACAGAGATGGATCTGGTTGGAAATTCCACGCTGTAGGAGATGGATTCAATGGTGGACTTTTCGATTTATGTGAAAAATTTGGAATTGAGGTAAGGTAAAATGACAGTAGGTACAAGTAATTTAGTGATATTTATTATTGCTGTAATTCTGGTTGTTGGAATTATTGCACTGATTGTGAATAAGACATTCCGAAAACAGATTTTGATTAAATTCAGAGGAAGAACGGAAGAAATTGCAAGACAGGATGCAGCAACACCACAGGGTGCAACGGATTATTTTAATAATGCAATCAGAGAGAAAGAAACTTTATATGGAGATGCAGAGCGTTCATATGTTGAGATTGCCGGAAAATTAGACGAGTCCGAAAAGGAACAGTATCATTTGAAGAAAGAACTTATGAAGATTGACAAATCCATCAATGATTGCCTGGACGCAAATGATGAAAACGGTGCTAGACAGTATGCAATGAAGAAAATCACGATTCAGCAGAAAATTGATACTCTGAAAGATACAATCGAAGAGTTCAAAAAAGCGAAGGATCAGCAGGATGAAATCAGAAAAGCAGTAAAACAGGAACTTGACGAACTCAAAGAAGAGAAAGAGAGAACCATTTACCAGATGGAAGCGGATCAACAGATTATTCAGCTTCATGAAGGTATGAATGCAAGTGCAAGTTCAAGTGAGAGCGACCACATGCTTGAAAGAGTACGTGAAGGTGCTAAGAAGACCAGAGAACGTGCAGCCGGAGCGCAGATTGCCTATGATACAAGTGCAAAAGCACAGGATCGTAGACTGGAAGCCCAGGCAAGAAACAGAGAGGCTGATGAACTTCTGGCAGAAATGAGAAGAAAAAGAGGTAACAACTAATGATTGTACTTAATATTGGAGTTTTCTGCTTGTGTATAGTTGTTCCGTTTGTAACTGGCTACTGCGTAGGACGTAAGAAAAGAAAGTAGTATGAAGTAGTAGTTGGTGAAATATCCAACTACTATTTTTAAAATGAGGTAAATAAATGAGAGTAATTGATCCGAATTTGGACGGAATCACTCATATCAATGTGTATAGTGGTAGCAAGACGGAGCTTGGTAGAATGCTGAGTAACTTCTGCCGGGAAGAGATATATACAAAAGACGGGTGGTTTATGTCGGTTGAAGCGTATTGGTTCTGGCTTGGAATTTCGCCGGATTGTAAAGAAAGAGAATGTATGCGTGATTTATTCGGTTATCAAGCAAAGGCAAAAGGTACATATTTGAGAGAGGCATATCCCGGAGAACGGATAGAAGATTTCCAGGATAGAATCATTCGTGCGATATGGTACAAAGCCAAAAGACATACAGACTTATTTTTGCCGGAATATGAGAATCTGCCACTGAAACATTACTATGTCAACAGAAACGGATCAGTGAGAGATGTGTATGGCAAATACTGGTGGATGATAGAAGCCGAAGAGAAAATGAAGAAATACATTTATGAGGTTAAGAAACAGCTATGAAGAAATTGAGAGTAGTTGCGTTATTGGCAGTTATGATGTGCGGATTAGTCGGGTGCAAAGAAGACGTAGAAGTACATACAGAATATGCCAAAGCACAACCATTACAATTACATATAGAGGAAGTCGTACAAGAAACTGTGGAACAGGCAGAAGTAAGTGCTGAGATTGCTATGGAAGAAGCAAAAAAGGAATTTTCGCCATATTATGTTGCGGTCAGCTCTTTAAATATCAGACAAGCACCAGATGTAAATTCTTCATTGGTTGGCAGCTTGATATTTGGCGATTGTGTAAATGTGTATATAGATGGAGAATGGGCAGAGCTTGATAACGGTACATATGTAAGTGCAGAGTGTTTGACAAGTGAATTGCCATATACCACTTATGCAGCACCGTATACAAGCGGAATGAAAAGTTATATGCCGTATAGTGTTGGAGATAGAAGCATTTTCGCACAATCAAGTAATCAGTACAAATTACAAGAGTTATGCAGCACTGGGAATTACGGCATCCGACAATATAAAGACAGATATTGCGTGGCGATTGGTAGTTATTTCGGGACTGCAATCGGACAGTATTTCGACTTGATTTTAGAGAATGGCGTTTCAATACCTTGTATCATGGCAGATCAGAAAGCAGATTGCCACACAGATGATAGTAACATTGTCACGGTTGCCAATGGTTGCATGACAGAGTTTGTGATTGATTTTGCCAACCTCAATAGTGATGCAAAAAGAATGGGGGATATATCTTACTGTTCTGAAGATTGGAAATCAAGAGTTGTAGAAGTAAGAGTGTATGATATGAATGCACTTTCTGAATAGGAGAGTTGAAGTGGATAAAGAAGATATCAAAAAAATATGCGAAGAACGTGGAATTATATATAAAGCAGATTTCATGGACGGTTTGAGCGAAAAACAGTTTAATGAAGGCTGCATCAAGCTCTATATACCGGCAGATGGAAACGGTGGTTGTGGAGAAGGAATTTGGGGTTGGATTACGCCGGAAGATAAAGAGAAGTATATGGACGATAATTTCTACGGAGAGATTAAAGCTGTACTTTGCAATGATCCGATTAACTATTTTGGAATTCTGTTTTGGGGTTGTGAAATTCCGATTATTTGCCAGGGAGAAGACAGACCAATACTTTCGGAAGATTACATCAAAAATGTGTTACTTCCAATTGTAAACAAACAAAAATAATGAATGGAGAACATAATGAGCGAATTAGATATGAACTGGGAACTATTAGCGAATAAGGATTATGCGTTTTTGACGGAAAGCCCCCTCTTAGGTAATAATATTCTTCTTTTGACTTTGGGCGGTTCTCATGCGTATGGAACAAATGTTGAAACGTCAGATATTGATGTCAGAGGAATTACTTATAATCCAGTTGATTCTCTGCTTGGAAATAAAGTATTTGAGCAGTATGAAGATGATGCGACAGATACCGTTGTGTATGGATTAAATAAGATGTTCAGGTTGTTATTGGAGTGTAACCCAAACACTATTGAGCAGCTTGGTTCTAAGCCGGAGCATTATATTATTCTCAATGATGATGGTAAAAAGCTGATTGAAAACAGAAAAATCTTTCTTTCTAAAAGAGCGATTTATACTTTTGGCGGTTACGCAAATTCACAGTTACGCCGGTTGCAGAATGCGTTGGCAAGAGACAGCTATCCACAGGCAGAGAAAGCTGGATTAAAACATGGAACAGTAACCGTTATTATTGACCATGAACCATATGAGATTACTACATATAGGATTGATGGTGAGTATTCAGATCATCGAAGACCTGATTCTGTCGATTTTACATGTGATTTAGCAGAAGATATCATGCGCCGGGATTTTACAATCAATGCCATTGCGTATGACGGAGAAAATATTATTGACTTGCATGATGGTATCAGAGATTTGCAGAAAGGGATTATCTGTTGTGTTGGTAATGCAAATGCAAGATTCCGGGAAGATCCACTTAGAATTCTCCGGGCGATTCGATTTGCTGCACGATTTGGCTTTGAGATTGAAGAATCAACTAGAAAAGCAATGTTTGATAATTGCGATATGTTGCGACTCATTGCAACAGAGAGAAGACAGAGTGAATTTACAAAAACACTTTGCAGTGAGCATGTCAGTATCATCAAGGATTATGCTAAAATACTGAAATATGGTTTACCATGTATTGACAGAATTAAGGATTTTGATAAGGCAGTACGTGCAATAGAAATGTGCCAGGATATCAGTGAAAAATTGGCAATTTTGATTGACGGATTATCATTATCAGAGTATAATAAAGCTGTTAAAGCAATTTTGACAGGAATGAGATATCCGAATAAAGTAATCACATCTGTTCAAAATATTTTTACTGCGAAGAAAATGGTAATCACTAACTCAGATGCGTGTATCAAAAATATGTTGTACAAGTTTTCACTGGAAGATGTGAAACATATTTTAAGATATAAACACGCTAAAATAAATGCAAGTGATAATGTAAGCAAAGAAACGCTTGCAAAAGTAGAGAACATGATTGAACGTGTAGAAGAATTGGCTGAATCAGATGAATGCTATAACTTAAAAGGTCTTGCAATTAACGGAAATGATTTAAAACGCCTGGGAGTAAAAGATCTTGACATTAAGTGGATGTTAGATGGACTGTTAAAATTAGTAACCACAAATCAAGTAGAAAATTCGAGGGACGTATTGATCGAGGTGGCAAAAATTTCCATGTTATAATTTGGTTTATTATTATTGACTTTAGTAAGGTTGATATGTATAATAAGAACATACGTTCTAAGTGGAACTTTCGCTACCTGGATGTCGGAAAGGGGAAAAAGATAATGTTTTTTATTTACGAAAAGAATGAGTACCATGTAAATGTGAAAGATGAATTTGCAAAAGCTACGTCTGGTGATTATATAGACATGCTTGATGCATTTGGCATTGTGTTACATAGTTTATCTGACAATCCAGAATTCGGCAATTCTACTGTTATGTTAATGATGTATAATAATGGAAGAATTACCATTGAAATTGTTGATGCAAAGGAAGATGATTGTGAAATCATTGATCCAACATACACACAGGAGGAATATAGAGAAATAGAAGAATATTTAAAACTCGAATAATTGAATATCTACTATCAGATAAAAATAAAGTATTACCGGAAAAACTTGACATCTCTGTTTTCTGGTGGTATTATTAAAGTACAAACAAAATATGGAAAGGGGACGCACATATGAAAGCATCTGATAGTAGAGAGCATCTAATTACTAAAATTGAGAATTTAGTTTTAAACTCAAGTCCAGATAAAATAAACAAAATTGAAGAAGAAGTTAGACATGACGGTAAAATCTCATTAGGCAGTTTTCTTAGAATAGTATCAGGGAGAGCCGATTTAGATGAACTGAGTGATGCCGAATTATATTGGCTGACTTTTGCCATATCTAAAGTATCAAAAAATTTTGGTGTGCCGGAAGATTATTTTGAAGACGTAGAAATTCAGAATTATAAATATTATGATCCACAAACAGATAATAATAAAAAAATTGGTTATCCGTTAGTTTTTAGAAATGTTTCAAAATTGGCAGATAACCAGTATATGTTTCCATTAAGTGTCAGAGAAATTAAAGAATTAAAGAGTGCAAATCTTTTGCAAATTATTCCAGAGCTGCAGCGTAACCACAAAAAGGATAAATATGGAGATTTAAAAACAAAGGTTAATCGCCAAACAGCGCAACAGATTTCTAGCCTTATCAATGAGGGAAGTTTTTTCTATAACGGAATTCGTTTCAATTTAATGGATGACGGTGATAGTGATATTCCAGTTTATGACGAAGAAGCAAAAACATTAACTATTTCAAATGGTATTATTATTGTTCCAGATGGAAACCATAGAACAATAAGTTGTGAATTAGCAAATAAACATTTAGATGATTGTTTTGGTGTATTTTTCACATATTTCTCACCACAGAAGACGAGAGAATTGCTTAATCAGGAATGGACAACAGTGCCGATTCCAAAACGACATAGAGAGGCAATGAAGCCTACAGTTGCAAATAAGATTGTAGATTCAATTATGAGAAGCAGCGATGCCGATGAAATTTATGTAAAAGGTATCGTAAAAGATGGAATGGAACTCCGGGCAAATAATGGATTTATCCTTTATATTGAACTGGCAACGGCAATTTCAAGATACTATGATACAGATAATCTTACATTCAAAGCACAGCAAGATGAATTGAGAGACTGGCTGATTACTTACATGAATTATCTTACAATGTTATTGCACGATGATTTTATGAATTATAAGAAAGCGAAGAGAACCTCTTGGTCTGTACACTATATGGCATGGCATTATTATATAATGATTAGTAGATATATAAAAGGCGATGACAACTGGCGTGAAGAATTAAAGAGAATTATAGCTGAAACCGACTTTTTAGATCAAGAAGTTAGAGAATTCTTTGTTAAAAATAATCGCAGGAAAGTATATGAATTCTGCAATGAGAAGGAGGAACAGTTATGTACAACTCTGAACAAAAACAAACTTTCTTAAATACTATTACAAATGATAATTCATATAGATCATTCCAAAGAGTTTTCAAAGCTGTACAGGATATGGAAGAAAAATTTGGAAAAGATATTTGCGAGATGAATGTTGATGAACTTCTAACTGTCCTGGATTTCAAAACGGGAGTGCGAATTACAAATACCGAACAAACAATGAGCTTATTGCGT